GCGTAGGCGTAGGTGCCGTTGGTGATCGGCACGTCCGAATATGTTTCAAGATCGAGAAAGAGCGTCTGTCTGTTCATACGTACACCTCGGCCCCGAGAGCTTTGGAGTATGCTTCGACAATTCTACTTCTAGCTATCTCGAAATAGCGGTGATCCTGCTCGATCCCGATGAACTTTCGTCCTGTGTTTGCGCACGCTACGCCGGTTGTTCCGCTACCCATGCAGTTATCAAGCACCGTGTCGCCTTCGTTAGTGTATGTACGGATCAAGTACTCCATGAGTGCAACAGGCTTTTGGGTAGGATGAACTTTGCCGGTTTGAGCGGCATTGCTGACCCTGATTATACCTGTCGGGTATCTCTCGTCGCTGTCATAGAACGTGTCTCGTTTTTCGGCCCCGTACACCTGCTCGCCCTCACCCGCTTTTTCATACCTGGTGCGGGCTATTTTACGTTTATGGCCCGTAGTCTTCTGAGGGTTGTATGTCGGCTGGGACCTGTAAAACACGGCTACGTCTTCAAAAGCACGTAGGGGCTGCCGTTTTGCGTTGAGGTGCCCGCGAGGCAGCACCTTATCCCACACCCAGCAGTATTTGAAATCTTTAAAATTAGACGCAACCAAGGCCGACGTGAATGGTTGGCTGGCGGTCAACACCACCGCTCCGTTCTGTTTCACGCATGTGCGGTAACGCGCCCATAGCAGGTCGAACGGTAGAATGCTGTCCCACGCACATTGTGTCGTGCCGTAAGGCAGGTCACACAGAATTAGATCGACACCGCCCATCGGCAGCGTCGGCATGATCTCAAGGCAATCACCCTGATGCAGTTCGTACATGAAAATCCCCCTGCTCTTAGATGAACCGTGCCAGGCTGTCAGCAATTCGGTCGTCAGGGGAATAAGAGTTCCAAATCCCTGACACGGTTCGTCCAAGAACAGGGTGCGCCGGGGCCGTTCAAGAGGCGATCCGAAAATCACCTTCCCCGGCGCACCCATTCTTTAACATCGCTCGATTCGTCGCGCAAGCACCGACTTTAGACGTAGCCCATTCCGAGCGCCGTCTTGTAGATGTCCAGCACAGCCTCGAACTCGCGCAGATCATCCGGCTTCATTTTCCGGAGACGGATTATCTCGCGCATGATCCGGGTGTCGTAGCCGACCGCCTTGGCTTCGGCGAAGACATCCTTGATGTCGTCGGCGATGCCCTTCTTCTCCTCGTTCAGGCGCTCGACGCGCTCGATCAGGAGCTTGAGGCGGTCGTCAGCCGCCTCGCTGTTGTGGCCCTCGTCCGCCATCAGACATAGTCTCCGCCTTCACCGCCGAGCGCGTCTTCCGGCTTCTGAGCCATGCTTGCGAACTCGTCGGCCGAGGCAGGCGCCGAGCCGCCGCCGAACGACTGGCCGTCGTCGGCGAACATGACGCCGAGCACGGAGCAGTTGATCCGTCGGCCGAAGCTGTTGTCCTGCGCCCAGATCTCAACCTTGGCGTGGACGTAGGCACCGCTGTAGAGAATACGCTCGATATCGCTCTTGTCGGTGATCTCCTTGCCGTACTTGTCGATCGCCGTCGGCCGCGCCTTCGGGTTGCGCATGCCGAGCGAGAACGTGTCCTCGAAGCCGTCGTAGACCTTGCCGGTCTTGCTCGACCGATAAGGCGCCTTCAGGAAGCAGATCTTCTTGTCCTCGCGCAGCACCGACAGGATGTCGTCCGCCTTGTCCTTCCACTTGTCCTTGGCGACCGCGACTATGGCGTCGTCGATCACCTTCACGTCAGGGTCGTTCGGGGAAATGATCAGACGGCCGCCGTAGGCCGGTTCCCCGTCGCCGATGGCCTGCGGGGTGGCGAGAGCGGCGAAAGCCAGGCGCTTGTTCTTCAGCATCAGTTGCATATTTCTTACTCCTCAGTCTGTACCAGCGCGGCGAAATCTTCCGCACTTGCCGCCAGCGTGATTGCCGGCCTCTTGTCGGTGACTGGCGCCACCGACGGCTTGCCCTCCGAGCGGACGATCATGGGCTGGATATCCTCCCACTTCTTCTCGCCCGCCCTGAGTTTCTTGATGCGCTTCTCGGCCTCGGTCGGAGATATGACCTTCAGCTCGTGGCTCTCGTGCAGCCGCATCTTGAACTTGAACTTCAGTATCTCGGCGACCGCATCGTCGTTGAGCCACTTGCGCGGGCCTGCGCGGCCCTGCACCAACTTGAAACCGTCAACCGGCTTGCCCTCGGCCAGCAACTCGAAGACCCGTGCGCGGACCGCCTTGCACCACTCCTCGACCAGATCGACCTTGGACATGGCGATGGACAGGTAGTTGCCGGACGTCTCCGCCGTTACTTCCATCGGCGCGAAGGCGGCGAACTCATCGACGCTGGCCGGAGCCAGATCGACACCCGCAACAGCCGCGATCATTTCCTCGCGCAGCGCCGGGCACGTCGCCTTGGCGCGGCAGAACTTGCACTGCTTCTCGCCGGGGTTGAGGTGCTTGCGGAACTTGTCCTCGTCGATCCGGTCGATCTCGGCCGCGTGCACCAGACGCGCGCCGTCGCGCACCACTTCGCCGAACTCGTGGAGCGCTTCGACCGAGATCGTCCAGGTCGTCTCTGGTTTGATGTAGTTGCCGATGCGCGGCTGATCGATGGCCATGGCCACCGTCTCGAAGTCAGTGAAGACGCCGTAGCGTTCCAGCGCGCCGAGAGCGTACATCTGCATCTGCTCGTTCTCGACAGCACTGACCTCGACACCACGACCATACTTGAGGTCGGCGATGCGCAGTTCGGTGTTGTCGATCACGACGACGTCAGACGTGCCGGCCGCATGATCCTCGCCGGTCAGGTGGCCGATCGGGACGCGCTGCTCGACCATGAGCGACGCTCCCGCGGCGTACTCACGCACCCGCTTGGCGTAGCCGAGCACGTCGTCGACCATGTCCTGCGTGATCTTCATCACCGTGCCATCGTCGAAGCGCCAGTCCTCGCCGACGTACTCCTGCAAGTTCCAGTTCTTCGACAGATGCCCGGCAGCCAGTTCGTGCGCCAGAGTGCCTTCCTTGGCGTACTCGCTCGACTTGTCCGGGTACTCGGCCTCCAGCGCCACACTGCCGGGGCAGCGCAGCCACCGGTGGGCCGAGGACGGCGACAGCTTGGCGTGCGTGGTCACGGATCAGTCCTCCAGCGCGTCGCGGAGCGCCTGGGCGAGTTCGCCCCACTGTTCCTCGGGAACCTGCGTCGAGCGCGCCACGCCGAACTGGCTAAGCACCGCCTCGATGCCTTCCTTGCCGCGCTTGTCGACGACCGACAAGGTCAGCTCGCGGATCGTGTCGATGGTGACGTCAGAACCATCGTCGGAGCCGGTGCTCGCGGCAGAGGTAGACGACGACGTTGCTGACTGGTCGCTGTCCGTGCTCGCGTCGGCAGTCTTCGCACCATCTCCAGCCTGCTCCCCCGCTTCAGCCGCATCCGCAAAGGCCGAGTTCGTGGTCTCGGCAGACGCCTCCGCTTCCGTCGTGCCCCGAACGGTCTGCTCGACCTTCGACGTGCGGCGGCGCGTGGCCTTGGGTGCTTCCTTGTCGGGTTCCGGCGCGCCTTCAGCCAAGGGAGCGGCAGAGTCGACGGGGGTTTCGACGCCGTAGTTGTCCTCGGCCGCACGAAGACCGAGAATGCTGGTAAGCTGGCGCCGCAGGTCCTCACCGTCGACAGCCTGGATGTGCAGATTGATACTCATGTGTTTTCTCCTTCTGCCTCGGCCCACGGGGCCTTGGTTGCTTGCTCAGCGCGCATGGCCGCGCGCGGTTCGATCTTGGCGGCGTGCCGCGCCAACCAGGCAGCGAAGTTCGCCGTCTGGAAGTCGCGGTCACGAATCGGAAGTTGGCGGCTCATCAGCGCGGCTTCCTGTTCTCGGCGGACCGCAACCGCTCTCGCAGGTCGACGATCTCCAATGCCTGCCTGTCAAGGTGCTCCAGCATCATCTGCCGCGCCCGCTCGTACTCGCGGTCGATCTGTTCATGTGCAGCGATGGCTTCAGCACAATCCCACGGGATCGTGCCTTCGAAAGCCTTCTCTTCGTGTGCGTTGAGAAGCCGCTTCAGGCGACGCCGACCAAGTTTGTCTGGAAAGACTGTCGGCATCAGATCGCCGCCAGTTGGTCGAGCAGAGCCTTCAGTTCCGGCGACGCGGGCGGTCAGGATCGGGTGGTTCAATTCTCTATCTCCTATCTTGGTATCTGCAATACGTTCAGTCGGTGTATTTCTCACCCTGAAGCCCTGTTCTTAAAGCGGTCACTTCAGGGTGTCAAGCACCTACTCACAAAAAACTACCCTGCCGTGCGCGATGGCGATCGGCGCCTCCTTGCCCTTGGCCAGAGAGTTCAGGGCCCGGGTGACGAGGAACCGGCGATTGTCGCGCTTCCCCTCGTCTGGCGGCGGCAGGGCGTCGGCGCAGCGGATGACGAAGGTGTCGTAGCTCTCGGACTGAGCCGCCGACCATTCCAACTCGATCATCTCGAGCACGTGCCGCTCATGACGCCCGCGCCGGACCATGTTGCGCTGCGGTCGTTCGACTTCCTTGATCTGCAATTCCGCTGGCACGACGACCAGGCTCTCGAGCGAATCGCCGTCCGCGTCGAAGCCGAGGTCGACCGGTTGCAGTTTGAAGCCGAAGCGGTCTCCGTCGCGGCCGTCCTTCATCTTCTCGATCAGGATCTCGCGCTGGCCGTCCTCGTGGCGGATGATCTCGAGTTGCGCGGCAGCTGCGCCCTTGATGCCGCTCCAGCCGCGGGCGCCTTTGCTCGCGTCCTTGCCGGAGTGGTGGACCAGCACGACGGTCGTCCCCGTCACCTTGGCCACCACCTTGGCATTCGACAGCGCCACGCTCATGTCCTCGCCTGCGTTCTCGTTGGCTCCGGTCGTCGCCTGGGCGAGAGTGTCGATGAAGACGAGGCCGATGCCGCCGATCGCCGCGATGGTCTTCACCACCTCCTGCACGTCTTCCTTGTTCATGAGGTTCGGCGCGGCCTCGACAGTAGCGATGTCGAGGTCGGCCGGATCGAGATCGTGCTGCTTGCAATAGGCCTTCAAGCGCAGCGGCACGCCGCCGCTGCCCTCGGCCGCGATGTAAAGCACGCGCGTCTTCTTGACCCTGCGGCCGTACCACTCGAGGCCGCGGGCCACCGAGGCCGCGATGTCGAGGGCGACGAACGACTTGCCCGCGCTCGGCGCGCCGAAGATGACGACAGGGTCATCTCCGCGCGGCAGGATGCCCTTCACCAACCACTCGATCGGAGGCCGCAGCGACAGATCGGCGACGCTGAAAGCCCTGAACTTGCCGTCGAAGTCGTCGGGTGTCCTCGGCCCTTGCCCTTTCGCCGGCGTCGCAGCCGCGGCCACCGCGCGCAGATCCTCCTCGGTCAGGGTCGTGGTCTCGTTGACCAGCTTGATGACGCTGGCCATCGTGACCTGGCGCTGGCCGGGACCGACGCGCCGGGTGAAGCTGTCCCATTGTGTTTGCAGGGCTTCCTCGCCCGGATACTTGTGCCCCAGCGCCGACCAGTCGTTCCACAGAGAGAAGCCGGTGTCGTCGCCCTCGGTCTCGTGGTGCAGCGCCATACCGACGCGTATCCACTCGTCGCGGCCGATGTCCGGGTCGAGTTGCCGCAGAAGGTCTTCCATGCGGTCGACGTCGAGGCCAAGCCTCGGTTCAAGCCCGATAAAAGGGTCATCGGGATCGGCTAGCTTCGGTGTGGAGGCACCGAAGCGCTTTTCGCACAGATCGAGGACAGCCGGCGTCACCGGCGGGATCACGTCCTCCAATTCGAGAAGCTCGACGTGCGGCAGCGCATTGCCGGTCAGCGTGACGAAGCCGGTCGTGCTGAAGGTCTCGAAACCGAACTCGTTGCCCTTGGCCATCGACTTTCGGTTGCCGATGTTGCCGCGCATGAACGACCGCACGCCCTGGCCGGACGGACTGAATTCGCTGTAGGCGTCCTTGACGATCGCGCTCACTTCAGGAGGCAGGTGGCCGTCGGCGTCGACGCACTTGTCGAAGTCGAGCGCGACAATCCCCCACTCGGGCAGCGGCGCGAAACCGACGCCGTCCATGCCGAGGCGCTGAGCCGCGGCTACGGCTGCCGGGAACGTCACCAGCTTCGACCGGTCCTCAGGCCCGCCCTGCCGGCCGTGGCGCTTGCCGCCCGACGCCCAGTACGGGACCTTCAGCGGCTTGTCGCCGTTAGGGTTTATTTCAGCACGCCAGCACAGCCATCCAGGAAGCGCTCGCAGGTCGGCCGGGGCTGACAGCAACTTATGGGCCGGCGCGACTCGCGCTACGTTATTCATGTCGGATGCACCCCCGTCCGCCATGCGTCATACGACCGCCATGAAGTCGTCAATCGCTTTCACCGCTCCGACGAATTGCGTCGCGGTTTCCGCGTCGAGGGCATTGCCGTAGGCGCGCAGCTTGCCCATTCGGGCGGTAACGCCATGAGCCAGGACGAATGATCCGGGTCTAACGGGCCTCCAGCTAGGGTCTCCGGCAGGATTTCGACAGAGCAGCCAATCGACATCGTCGAGAGATCGAGCTTGCCGCGGATACAGAATTGCTGGTCCTTGAACGGCTGCGTCGTCGTCGTCACGAAGCGGTTGTTCCCGGCCTGATGACCGTTCGTGTTGACCGGGGAAGTTGGGGTGCTCCAGCCCGCCAGCGGCGCCTGCCCCGGCAGCCTGTCGACGCCTTGGCCCGGCCCCCCATTCGGACCGTCCTGCTGGCAGGGCGTGTTCCAGCCGCTCAGTTGCGCTACCGCCGGAAGCGCCACAGTCGCCTTCGACCCATCCGGCCTCCTGCCCGTCGGGCTGGCGTCCTTCGCCTGCTGCGAGCCCGTTGCGTTGCCTACCGTGGGGCTGGGCCAACCGGCCATCCACACCTCGCGGCCCAGCAGCGCGTTCAGCGCCACATTCACGTCCGGATTGCTCCCGTCCTTCCAGTCGCGGGTGGTGGTGGTGGGCCAGCCCCGTAAAATATAGCCGCTGACGGATGTGCGCGCCGCTGAAGCCCGCCGCGCACAGATCACTCGCCCCGACGGCGTAACCCGCTGCTTCCAGGTCAGCCGATACAAGATCGAGCCATCCGAGTCCGTCCTTGCTCGCAACCTGTTCGCCAACAACGATTGCAGGGCGACACTCTCCAATGAGCCAGAACCAGTGGGGCCAGAGGTGCCGCTCGTCAGCAAACCCATCGCCTCGGCCTGCCGAGCTGAAAGGTTGGCAGGGGCAACTGCCGGTCCAGATGGGTCTGTCGTCAGTCCATCCGGCGTTTCGCAACGCGTAGCTCCAGACGCCGATCCCGGCGAAGAAATGGCACTGAACGTAGCCCCGGAGGTCGTCTGGTTGAATGTCACGAATGTCCCTTTCGTCCACGTCGCCCGGGGCAATATGTCCCGCGCTGATCAGGTTGCGTAGCCATGCGGCGGCGAAGGGGTCGTGCTCGTTGTAATAGGCGCCCCGGCGCATGTGGTATTCCCCTTTTGTCGAACGCCCCCTCCCAAGGGTGCGCCTTCGGATATCAGTCGAATAATTCGCGGAGCTCCGGCTTGACGAGAAGTCTACGGGGAATCCCGTAGAGGTCCTCGATCTCGAGAGCACGAGCCGGAGGGCACCAGCCGCGGACCGCCCACTGGCTGACAGCCTGGATGGTCACGCCTAGCTGGCGGGCAAGGATGTCGCGCCCCGTGGCATTCGGGTCGCGGGCGGAGGCGAGATCAATCGCCTGTTCGATACCGGTTTTTTCAGTCATGCCGCGGTCCATAGCATTTTAAACCACCTACTTCAACCACGCAGGTTCGCTATAGTACGGTAGGTCGAGATCGTGCTCGATCGCCGGCCCGTAGACTTCCTCCACGCTGATCAAGCCGACTTCCAGATGGATGAAGAACTTCCTGCGCTCGTGTTGCAAGGCGACGTTCTCGAGGAGCGTCTTGGCCTGCAAGTGCTCGACGCACAGGGTATTCGGCCGGGGTATGTTGGGGCAGCAGTGATCGACCTGCAAGCCGTCGATCTCGAGGCCGTGGATGAACTTGGCCGCCCAGCGGTGCGCGAACCAGCGTCGCCCCTCGAACTTGAATGCCCCGTAGGGGAAGTTGTGGCCCCTGCCGCTTGTCCGGCCTCCCGTCCATATGACGCAGCCTGTCTCCGGCTCGAAGCGGCACTTCTCCTTGAAGCGTTCGAGAGGAGAGCGACTCGGTGTGAAACACCCCCGTTTGTCCCGATCCGGAACGATAATACTGCCGTGCAAGACTCACCCCCGTGACGCCCCTTCAATGCGCGATGAACGCTACGTTCTTTGGTGTCCCCCAGCAAGCCGCGCATGTGGCGCAGGCCTGCGTCCGTCC